GCTACTTGAAGAGGAACTGATGCAGCAATTTGGACCCGGATCTATTGTTGGTGTTTCTGGTGGGGTTGGTTGGACATCGTTACAGTTACCCACAACAGACACTACTGTCTGAACATAACAATGATTTTCATATAAGTATGCCCAAGTATAACTTTCATCAGTTGAACTAGTCACACAATTATTTTCAGAATCTGGGAATTCATGTGGCAGCCCCCAACCAGTTTCGCAATCATAGTATGATTCATACGTGCAATTACAATATTCCACAGCAGATGAACTACTAGAACTGGACGAGCTACTGGAGCTACTGGAGCTACTTGACGAGGAACTTGGGCAGCAGAGAGGATCTGGTTCAAGGGGTGGGTTAGTTGGGTCAGGTATGACGGGTGCTGTGCATTCTTCACCAAACTGAACAGTGCATGCTGGACCCTTGACGATCTTCACAGCGTGGCACGGATCTGCCTCTGGGTCATCAAGAATCCAATCAGTTTCCCCATAATCTTCCGAATCGCATACGGCAGACGCAGTTCCTTGTGTCCATAATCCAGTATCGCAATCGTATGTAGCATTATAGAAATACCAACAGAACAATGCAGGAGCGGCTGAAGAAGAACTTGAAGAGCTACTTGAAGAAGAAATATTTGAGCTACTGGAGCTACTTGACGAGGAACTTGAAGAAGAAGAAGAAGAAGAAGAAGAGCTTGACGAGCTACTCGAACTGCTACTTGAAGAGGAACTTGACGAGCTACTTGAACTGCTTGAACTGCTGGAACTGCTGGAAGAACTGGATGAGCTTACTCTTTCCCTTTCGAGTATTTTTACACAATAAAATTGTTCTTCACACGGAAATGGCACATCACATTCTATTGACTGGGATATATCAATCAACCCCATAGGAAATCTTTTAATATTTACGCGGTCTAGAATGGGGGTATGCGTCTTGGCAACGGGCGACCTTACACACCCAGGAACTTGTTTTTTGACAATCTTCTTTGATGGACACGACTTTTGAATGAGTCTTTCCAACTCTATCGAAGCATCTATTCCTGTTGCGTTAGTTCCGTAACGGGATTGTGAAGCGCGTCCCCGTAGTGCCATGAATTATAGTCCTAAGTCTTCCTCGCCAGTGTCACCAGATTCTTCAGCTTCGTCTCCTGTGTCTGTGGTATCGGCTTCGGTGTCTTCTTCAGAGTCGCCCCCAATATCTCCCATGTCTCCCATGTCCTCGCCAGTATCTCCCGCTCCGTCTGCTCCTTCTGCTCCTTCAGGAGCTTCATCTCCCTTGATGACGGCGTATACCGATGTGCGGGAGGATCCAGAGTTTTCTCCAACATAATCATTGGAGAGTGTGCGGAAAACAGAAGACTTCTTGAATTCGTCCATATCCAAATTATCTTTCAGGAACTTGCGAACGGATTCTGGAATGTCTGCGTGGAGCTTGTTGAACGGAACAAGGTCGCGGTCTTCATACTCTTCAAAGAACTTAGCCGAAATAAGGTTAGGTCGAATCTTTGGTTCGTCTGAGAAGTTTATACGAATGCCTTGGAGAAACTTGACTGCTTTCTTGTTATCAACCCAATCTTCCGTGAAGTTTCTAATCATGTATTTGTTAAGCTTGTCTATAGCAGTGTTTATATCTCTTTTGTGATCTATAGCCACTACGTTTCCAGCTTCATCGTTATAAAAGAATGGAATGTTTGAATTGTAGATGACTACCTTTTGTTCTCTCTCTGCTATCTTGGGGAAGTCACGGCGTATTTCCTTCCACTTGTTACGATATAGATCATATTGGTCGGGAGTTAAACGAGACTCAAGTTCATCTACACGAACTCCTTCCGTCAACTCCATATCATCCATCATTGTGAGTGGGTCTATATTGGCGTTCTTGAACTTAAACTTAGCCAAACGAACATTTGCTTCTGAGGTTAAACCGAAATCCACTTCTGGGTCGCCTGTTTCGGTGAATAGCTGGCGCATCTTCTCATCGTCGGATACACCGGATCCGGCTCCTGCCATGCCTGGACCAGCCTTATCTTCTGGATCTTCGTCAGATGGCTCTTCATTGCCTTCTGGGGCTTCTTCTGCATCACCGCCCTTAGCAGCATCGACTTCATCTTGGGTGAAAAAGTCTTCGTCAGCATCTTCGGCTTCTTTAGATTCTTCGTCTTCCGCTGGCTTCTCTGTTGGTGCGTCTTCTGCTGGCTTTTCGTCACCATCAGCCTCTAAAATGGTCTTAAGGCGTGACTCTAAGTATATTTGGAGATTGGATTTCATAGTTTCACCTATTATATCCGTTATTTATATAAAATTACGGATTAGGTGGACCGAACCTGTTTTCTCTATAGTTACAGTCTCGACATATTATTAGATTGACATTACGAGCCTGAAGATGACACCAAAACAAGTTGTTAGTCTTCGCAGCTTCGACATCCGTCTGACAGTTACATGGATGAGGATCTTTATCCCGCTTGTCACAAGGATACTTACGACATGCTGTTTCGTAGCTCACGATTATACCCTCTTGATAATCAAGTCATTTGTCGGTGTGAAGGTTGAATATATCCAAGTTACTGGAAGTATAATCTTCTGGCTGTCTTGGTAATTCAAATCAACTTGACCAAGAGACTGTGGGTGAAGGTCACGGAACTCAAACTCTGCCACCTTCTCGTGGTGGTTGTTAAGTATAACCAAATATCCTTCAATATAAAAATTCTTATAGTAGTCCATCAAGCCAAGCTTGTTAAACTCTTCTGGGTTGGAGGCAGCATAGAACCAATAGAGCAACAATCTATATACGAACCAGTTTTCATCGCAAAGTATATTGGTCGATGTCTGACCGAATTGTAGCTTTCCAGTTACAGCAGTCAAAGCAGCGAACATAGTTTCTATCTTAGAGGTTCCAAGCTCCAGATTAGGCAACGTAAAGGATTGTAGGTATAAAAGTAGGTTCTGGGTCGCTTGGTTGGACTCGCGAACATAATCAATTCCTGACATTCCTAGCGAAGACAGTTTGCCATCTAGCTTGAAGCCAGGATCTTCAGCGAACTTGGAAATGAGAAACGAAGTCGGTATGTTGCGTAACATAAAGAAAAACTGGTTCGAATTTGACTCGTTAATTTCTATTTCGTTATTGATAACAACGTTACATCCCATTTGATACTCCTTTGTTCCAATCAGTTTCCCATATTGTTACTATATTATAACCAGATTCTCTCAACTTATTCTCCCTACTCATAGTTTCTTCATATAGTTGCTGATAGGTTTTCTTTGCTACAACATTTACCTCATTTGGATTATATCTATGCGGGTTGCCATGCCAGAAATCACCATAAAACTCGTAACAGGTTTTAGTATCTGGATTAAAGCCATCAACCCGTATATAGTGTTTCTTGTTTTTTACATCTGTCTTATATCTTCTATACTCTGGCGGTATGCCAATAGAATCTAGCCAAGCGTTTTCTTTCCTTGATGTCCCTAACATGCCGCAACATGGGCATGTGCTATTCAATGTAATTACACTACGGGGCGTAGCAATCCACTCGTGTTCGCATTTTATACATTTCCAAGTTATTTTATGCATGTCACCAATAGAACTTCCTATTCTTTGTATTTCTCTCTTTTCTTCTGCTAAAATCGAGTCTATTTCAGTATCGCACATGCTATCCAACCCTACACATCTAGGGCATTTTTGGTCTTGTGATTTTATATTAGAAAAACTATTCCTGAAGGTATGATTACAAACATTGCACTTTAAATCCATACTTTTATTGGAACCCGGGTATATATTACTTATTACCGATATGCCCCTCTCACCCATAAAATCCTTAATAGATTCTAATGTATATCTTTTAACCCCGCTACATGTCGGACATCCTACTTTCGCATGTATTACGCTTACGGGAATATTGCTCCATATATTATTACACTTCAAGCACTTCCACTCAATTGCAGTAGTTGAATTGACATACTCACCTAATCTAATAATATTTCTACCGTATAGTTTATCATCAACCCACTTATTGTCTTTCCTGCCAGTCTTTGGACGACATGCTGGACAACCTGTTCCACCAGCATAAACACTATTAATAGTAGCTTCCCATTCTTTACCACACTTTAGACAAGACCATTTACCCCTTTCAGAGTATTTCACATCAGCTACATCAAATAATCGCTTTATGCCTCTTTTAGATACATTAGCATCTATTAAGTCATTGGTTATTTTAAAATGTCGGGGGACCATTAGAATCTCTCTTTAGACATAACTCTGAAGTAGCTCACCTGTATGTCTTCACATACTTCGGTTCCTGGGTCGCCGCTTGTTCCACTGGTTCCTGTTGTATCAACAGCCGAAGTGCTTGGTGTTATACATGTGGCTACAGTTGTTCTCATAACAACTTCAACACGGAATATACCTATTCCACATTCACAGACGGTTTTGTATCTATAGTAATACCATCCCACTTTTCCAGTAACTTGACACATGGGCGAGTCAACTATAAGAGTGTTGCGGGGGTCGTATATACGAATAATAGCTTCGTCTGCCCACTTATAGTCGTTCAACGAGGGAGCTATAGTCATGTCGATAAGTGGCTTATTAGTAGCCTGAATGACTACTGTATCGCCACAAAAGAAATCTGCTGGTTGATTAGACACTCATTCCCCCTTGAATATATATTTCTATTTTGCTACATGGTAAAACTTGTATGGAATCTATATTTGGGCAGTAACCCGTTAGATCCGGCTGAGCAGTCGGAGATGGAGTTTCCCCACCAGAGATATATGGAGTCGTGCAGATTCCACGATCATATTTGTTTACAAAATGATCTATACGCTCGTAGGCTTCGGCGTTCCATTCGTCCCAATTGAATACTCTTCCTGAAGTATGTGCCATATATGCATCTATTTATAGTTTTTGAATTATTACGATGCTTTGGTTTTTGATATTTCAATCGGAGGATTCAGATGTGTCATTGTTGGTAAATCTGGATTAATCATAAGTTGCTCGAATCCATCCTTAACCATAATAACTTTAGAACGAGCGGCACCGTCCTGCATTTCGTCTGTTTGTCCCCATATCAACCACAGCCCAGACATCATATAATCAACGCCAGAATTCTGATCCAGAGATGTCTTAAATATTACATCTGCCAAGTGACCAACGTTACGAAAGTTATTAATAGTCATCTCAGCCGTACATGCGATTCCAGAATGAATAGTGTTGTAAGCCATCTCATTTCGCTTCATGTTCAGTAATCTAAGATTATCTGTAAAAGAATGTGGTCTATGAGATGCCCACTGATTACCATAATTCATCGAATGGAGTTGCTTCTGACCAAGACCCTGATATGTGTTTTTAAATGTAGAGTAATCCAGAGCAAAATACTTATTATCATTTATATAATCAAATGTATAGAAAGTTTCTCCGCTCATCTGCGCGAATGCAGTTTTAGCCCTATGGAAATAATCAAATTGTCTACTCTGCATTGTGTTGAATATTTCGTAATCGTTTTCTTTCGAGAAGTCTCTTGCTAAATTGTTTAAATCACCTTGGGCAGACCTATAAACTTCTTGTTGAAAGTGGGATGATATTGTATGTCTTCCTTTTTCTGTCATATACTTGTAGACTGGTTTGAAGTGTATTTTTGGTTTTCCTGATTTGGTCTTTGGTGGTTCTATAAAAAATGTATAGTATGGGAAGTCGTCTTTCTGGCTAATAGCAAACTTTTTCAAATAATTTATTGTCTTCATCGGCGTCCAGTTTGGATTATAGAATCTAAACTTAGCTCCTTCTGCATTTGATGTTTCTTCTATATCTATATCATACCAATTTACCAACCCAGGAACAGATAATAAACAGTCGTTTACAAGGTCTGACACCTTCATCTTCGTATCCCAAGGATATGTCTTATAAACACAGTTATTTGTTAAGAAACTAAATGCAGGAGCCTCTACAAGATTCATTAAAGTTATATTTGATCCCTTATTGTATTCTTGAAGATTTGGAATTTCGGATATTGACTGAATCTGAAAGTGCATTATTTTTTCAACGGTCGCAGACGGCTGCGCCATATTTTTATACTTAATAGTTACTATTTCATTACCAGTAAGTGGCATGATTTCTCTTATTGAATACCTATCAAAGAACCACACTTTCGCCGTGCGAAAATACATATCCATTGAATCTTGAATTTCTATCTTAAATGCTGTTTCTAATATAGTGCTTTCGCTAAGATCATTATAAGACTGATCTTTAAAAGACTTTAGGCGAGTTATATAAACTGCATAAGCGGCTCTAAGAACCGAATCAAATGGGTTTGTTTGAGAGTTGGTTGTATCTATATCTACCATGGTTTATGCTTCCGATGCTCTTCCCTCAAGAGCCAGTTTTCTATTTTGTTCCTCGTTTAGTGACTTAAAGAACAGCATGTCTCGTTTTATTTTTGGAAGGTAATCGGGGCGCATTATTTTTATAATCTTTGGATTGCCAGGACCATTCCATGTCCCATCTAAGACATCTTCTAGAAATGTATACGGATCAATCGCATCGTTCATTAAAGCAATAAACCACCACAATTCTATTGTTTTATAATATTGATTAGAAATGGAATATAGTGTATCTGTTGGTGTAACCGAATGTTTTATATATGCCTCGTCCGATAACTCTGGTGGACTCAACTGAAGTCTAAAAGATGACCAAATATCTAAAATTGGTTCAGATATCTCCACAGGATCATAGTGTAACTTGGGAAACAAGTTAGAAAAAAGAGAATCCGAAACGATAGTGGTTCTTTTATTAGCCATTTTTTACCTATTGTTGATTAGTCGATGATTGTCTATTAGTGTTTTGGGATTGACTTATGTTCACACTAACCTTTGACCCTGTTCCTCCCATGGTGGTCAATCCTGATGTATACATTGATATCCAGTCGTCCGCATAAAGCTTCTCAATTGATCTTAGTGTTATACTACACTCTGCTCTCATTGGCAACGCTTTATTTAATAGAGTTTCCGTCATTCCGTTTAGATAACTTCCTTCTGGTACGGTAGCCTTTACCCACGGGTCTAAGTATTTAAAGTTGAAAGATGATATCGCACAACGGTTAAAGGAAAATAATCCAGAAGTATGACTTACGCGGACATAACTAGGCGGATCTAAAATTGTTATACGAGTGCCAGGATATATTTTATTTACAAAGTCTTGAACTTTACCCTGTATATCTGCGCTATCGGCAGATGTAGCTGGTTGTGTTTCTGTTGGTGTCGCTGATTCAAGGGCACTTAAAGTTCTCGAACGACGAGGATACGACCATGCTGTTAATAACATTACTGGTAGATATATATCCCTAATCCAATCTTCTATGGAGTTTCCAGCAGACCAAAGTAAAAAGGGAACAGTAAACTCTATACTGTCAGATGATTTATACGAATCTGCCTGATCAAGTACGATGTTCTGTTCTCTTCTCAACTTGACATCACTTCCAGCCCCCTCTGTAGCATTGAGTATTTTTGTAAGAATACCGTTTCCAGCACCAATTAAACTCGTAACAGACTCGAATAGACTGGTTATTAGACCACCCGGCTTTTCCCACGCATGTTTAGAAGTAAAGTTTATCCAATCCGTTGTATTCGGAGCAATGAATACATCTAAAATAGAAACATCGTCTTTCCCACTTTCAAAACTTGCTTTTTGAATGCCGTTATCTGGGGTGAATGTCATTTTATATGGTTGATTGCCGATAAATTCTAATTTTATTTCATCAATTCTTGCCGTGTCACCATCTCCATTAGCATTTGAAACAGTGGATGGAGTGCTGTTTATTCTCATTCCATTAAATTGAGGACCATTAAGAAACGCAACCTCGTCTCTTCTATTAGCACGAGAAGCTGTGTATGATCGCGGAATGCCATATGCTTGACATGCTTGTATTGTCGGTAAATGTAATGTTTCAACCATTTAAATTTTTCCCCCGAGTTGACCGCGTGATAACATCTTTGATAATTCGTATGCAGGATCGACAATCGGAGCCTTATTTGCATTAGCTGCTATTGTTCCTGCTAAATTTCCAACAGCCTGATCTATTTTCTTGTTTATCTCAACAAATCCCTGCTTAATAAGCGACGTAGTATCTGCTACTGGAGTTACTCTTGATGCTCTCTCTACACTCTCAGCCTGTGCTTGTATGTCAGTAAACAAAGATTGTATTTCTGTTTGGTTTGGTCCTATGATAGCCAATCTTGATTTAGCAATATCCTCCGGATCAATTTTTAATATCTTAGCAAATAGAGAGTTTTTCTCTTCCTGAGATTCTGGTCTTCCGGTTGCTCTTATTCCAGGCTTGTTCATCTTGCCCAAAAGTGTCTTAAATATATTTCCACCCAGCCAACCCGGAAGATTACTAAGTCCAGACACTATTCCATACACAACATTATATATTGATTCCATAACAGATTCAAGAATAGGCATGAAAGGCTTAAACGAATTCCATAAGAAATCAATAGTGGGCTTTAAGAAGGGAAGATAGTAATCGAAGAACTCAATAAGAGCCTTGGAGAGTTTTGATTCCCCACCACCAGAAAGAGGAATGATGGCTTCTGGTCCAGCTTCACCAACAACTCCCTTTACTGGTTTAGAAACTTCACCACCTGACGCGAACCAATTAAATGGATTAAGCGCATCTCCGATATTCGATATAACACCGCTTACAGTTTCTTTTAATCCACTCCATAATGTTGTCCAGAATCCCTTAACCCATTCCCACATTGAATCAAACAATTCAGTATAGAACTTCCACGCCACCATGAATACATTCATGAACCACTTTACTAGCGGCTGACGCAAAAACCATTCTGTTAGAAGAGTCCCAATATTCAATAAACGCTGAAATGTACTTAATATGAAATCAACTATTCTTGACATTAACCTATTGATTATTTTCCACGCTCCAGTGAAATCCCCACTGAATATAGCATCGACAAAATCATATATATCAACAAGTATTCCCCATACTGTTTTAATAGTGTCCCACACAAAACCGAGAATTTCTTTAGCTATATTCCAAACAGTAACTAAAAAGTCTACGACATATTCTTTAATATATCCCCAGAATTTTTTAATATACTCACCAAAGTGCTTCCAGACAAGATAAAGAACTATTATTGTAAGAGCAACTATAGCAGCTATTAAAAGAATCATCGGTAAGACAGTAGTGAAAAACGATATTATTAAAGTTCTAACTCCGGTCCATATTGCTGTCATGACTACACGCACCGCCTGAAGAGCAAGAGATAAAAATTCTCTCATTCTTGTAATAAAAGAAAACATGTTTGATATTCTTTTATTCAATCTTGCAATGGGATTGTTTTCCGGGTCTTGCCACTTCTTAACAAAATCATGCATGGAAGAAAATCTTAAGTCTCTTTCACGCGCTCCTTGCTGTTCTTTTACATTATAGTTTTTTAAATCCTTCAGCATGTTGCTATTTAAAGCATTGTTAACCGCTATGTCTTTTGATAAAACTCCAAGTTTAGATGATATAAGACCTATCTTTGTTGACATGTCCACCCATATCTTGTTCATCTTATTCAATATTGCTTCTCTAGCAACATTTATGCTTTTTACTATTGTCGATGATATGAGAGGAATGCTGTGAAGAAATGGAAATATAGAATCAATCTTCTTATCAGTGTCTTCTTCGTCTTTTTCAACCGGCTTAAAGGATCCCTTTGCAGCTACTTCATGAATAATATTTTGTAATTCCGCAATCGTAATTTCCAGACGCTCGGTTATATTTCTTAAAACGTGGGTATCTTTGTCGGATGACTTGTTTATATCATCTCTCATTTTCATTAAAAGATTAAGATTCTCATTTAGCAAATCCAAGTCAGTGGAAAGGAACTCTGTCTTTTCTTCCATCGTATTTGTAATGTTCCTCAACTGAGAAACTATATCTTTTATCTCCTTGACGGAGGTATCTTGTACACCAGTCTGGTGTGCTGACTTTAGTAAATCGCTAATAAATCCTGCGCCAAATGTAGCCATATATTATTTCCCCGGCGTATCGACACTTCCTGATTTGCCTCCGAATACCCCCGCAATAGTCTTACAAATAGCTTCCGTACACTTCTTAGCAAATTCAAAACTGGCTTTTATGAACTCAGCCTTGTTTTCTTGCTCTTTCTCGTACTTCTGCTTGAAGATACTACGATAGTAGTCGAATTCAACGCATGAAAGATCCTCCGCCTCTGATATATTTATAAAAGGAGAGGAAACGACACCCAATTCAGCTATATCATTTAGCACCTGTTGATAGGCGCTATTAAGCTGCATTAGTTGATAAAAAAAACGGCGACATTCGCTTCCTCCTGCTCGTTCTCATAGTCGCACTTGGCGCACTTGAACTTGAAGGGGATTTTAACTCCATGATCAGTCTGCTTGACATATTCGGTTATCCTATCCAAGTCGCGACTTGAAAGATTCTCAAAGAACTCGACCTTCTCAGCAGCGTCCATAGGAACTTCAGCAATCATGTCATCTTGGTTTATTTCGACCTTGTGAATACATCCAGCCAGCATGATAAACTGACGCTCAGAGGTCAGGGTTATCTTCTTGTCGAATATAATCTTTTCAAGTATCTTCTCATCGCAGCGGCGAATAGGTCCAAGAGTAATCTTTATAGCACCACCGGCGGTTTCTATAACGCTGCCTCTTTCTGGCTCCTTATAGTCTACTGTGACTATATTAGCCATATTAAAGTTTATTTCCTTGGCAACATGTTCACATTTTGGACACTGATGTATTATTTTAGTATCGTCGCCTGCTGCCGCACGGCGCATGGCGACGAGAACTTGGTATCTTTCTTGTACGGTCATTTGATTTACGCTCTTATAACCGTCCACCCTTACATACTTTTCAACTATATCATCAAGGTTAGATTGAACAAGTTTCTCATTCTTTGATTCTATAGCCTTAAGAAGATCCTTCTTGTCCTTTACTTTCATTGGTTTAATGAAGGCTTTATGATGAGAATAGCAAAGATCAATAGCAAGTTCATCACCAGCACTAGTAGCATAAATTTTGCGTAAATCATTAATACTTAACGATGGTTTGTCGTCAGACATACAATCTCCTTATATAGTTGTTTTATTATAACAGAAAGCTAACAATTATTAAATATATTAGCCTATTCCCCTGCGGGATATTCTAACCGATGCCAGTCCCTTGACAGGAGGCATCCAACGATATGAATATGGAACACCCAATGCATTATATGGATTGAAACTAGATATATTACCTATAGTAGTTTCTCTGTTCGATGAGTCTGGGGTATTTAAGCTTCCATCTCCATAGGGTTGACTTGACTGTGTTGGGGATGCTCCTATAGCATCAAAAAATCCAAGAGATGCTGGAAGAGTTGCTGAATTATAGCTTAAATCTATTTCTTGCTGTGATATATCGTTTTCTGATGCTGGCACTGATGGCTCAGCATAGATTCGACTTAAGATTTCACTTCCGACTTTAAGATTAACCGCTGATTGCTGATCTGGGTATTTAACTTCCCTATCTATCTGAGAACCTATAACATAATAATCATATGTGAATATAACATTAAATTCTTCGAAAGATGTGGTGCCTTGGTCTACTTGTATTTCCCCGACTTCACTAGGAAAAAGACCTTTAAATTCATATGATGTGACAACCGATCCTGTTCTATCAAGCTGCTTAATAGTAACACCGTCTCTCTTGTAGGACGACGGGGAATAACCGACCTGTCTTGTAGGATCAAAAATAACACTTTGCCAAGTCAATAGTCTGTTTCTTAGCTTGTGATAAACATCTGCCATGAAGGTAACTTGCCACGAATCAAACTTTGCTCTTCCTCCCATATGGAAGGTGGATTTCTGGAATTCAAATGGAACATCTTCAATTGTATATCTTGGAAGATTTGCAGATCTGGCTAGACAAGTTATAGTCTTTGCATCATTGATGTCATTGGTTATTACCGGAATATCAATTTCAAACAAATACGAACGAGCAGCATCGCCAACTATCTGGCGAAACTCTCGTAAATTCGTATTTTGCTTATTTGTAAAAGGCATAGAGTGTTATCTCACCCAACCAAATGCCTTATCCCTGGATTGGATTTAATCCCGATCCGATAAGACCAGATGGCTGGTAGGTGACGAACGATACATCGGCACTTGGGGCTGCTGCGATAGAAGCACCAGGGACGCCAGTATTGTTGACATTGTAGTAATCATATGAGAAGGTGACTGTGAACTTCTCAACATCTGTATTTCCGTGGTCAAGGGCGATTTCGCTTACTTGTGTTGGGAAAGCACCGATAAAACCGTATTCAAGAACAACTGCTCCAATACGATTTAACTGGCGAACGGTCATGTTGTCAGCCTTGTAGAAGGCAGGAGAACCAGAAAGCTGGCGCTGAGCGTCGTAGATGGAAGCCTGCCACTGGAGGAATCTCATGCGAAGTTCCATTGCGTCATCAGCAAGGAACTCGGCAGTCCAGTCACCAAAGGTAGGAACAGTTCCGACCTTGTACTTCATTCCCTGGAAAGGAATTTCAACCTTTTCGATGTTATACTCTGGTAGCTTAGTGGTGCGAGCAAAAGCTGTTAGTTCTGCGTCATTACCGGCTACAGGAGGAACGGAAACCATGAAGAGGTATGCTCTTGAGTGGTCGCCTATAACTCTACGAAAGTTATAAAGATTCTGATTGGCGAATGGTGTTGGGAATGGCATATTTTTCTCCTGTTATCTACCTATTATACTCCTGATGACCTTCCAACTACTTCAGAGAATGCTACGCCAGTACTGACCGCAGTAAAGATGAGCTTTATGAACTCTATTACTCTGGTTGGCTTGACGAGGATTTCAGCAACGAATTCGTTACGGTCGATTACCTCTGCGGTATTGTTGGACTCATCGGCTACGACGAGATAATCTGTTACTCCACGACGAGCCTTGATTTCCGCCAAGAATCCGTTGACTAAGCCACGGAAGCGTGAGCGTGTAATATCATCATTGAACTCGAAGAGGAAGTAGCGAGCAAGCTTGTCGATTGAACGCTCCATGTGGAGGAACAAGCGACGAACATTGATTCTGTCGAAGGCACTTGGCTTAGCCTGGAGTGTCTTCTGACCCCATATAACGATTCCCTGACCAACGAGGTTAGGAATTGGGTTGATGCGGTTGTAGTAAAGAACATCTCTCTGAGCCTTGTTAGGATTGACAGCAACACGGTTGATGCCAGAGATGATACCACGATTCAATCCTGCTGGTGCCCACCATGGGTCGTACTGGAAGTCAACACGAGCGATGACTGCACCAACATAACCTGTGGCTGGAACCCAACGGAACTTCTCATTGTAGAAGTCATAAATCTCGAAGTACTGACCATAGATAGCCGAATATGATGAGTTGATGTTCAATTCGAGGTTTACATAATCCGACATTGAAGAATATGGACGAGCAACCTGCTTAGCGTTGGTGACATTGATCATCTTGGCTACAGGAACATTGAGGATTGTGAAGCAATCCTTACGAACATTCTTGCAGATATCATCAAGCGAACGCTTCAAGACGGTTGGGTAGTCTGGGTCGAGAAGGATATCTATTTCCAACTCTTCCTTGTTGGTGAAGTGGTATCTCCAAGCAGTTTCTATTTCACCTACAAGGTCAAAGAGATTCTGTGTAAGATGTCCAGCACCAGCAAGAGTGCGAAGACCAGTTGATACTATTTCAACTCCTGCTGCACCTTCTTCACTTGCACCTACGAAGAAGTAGATGTACTTACTGTTACCATTGACCAATTCTGGTCCAAACATCTTGTTTCCCTGGTTGTCGCGCTTGTCTGCTATCTTCGAGCAAACATACGATTCCTGAAGGTCGCCATCTGCATAAACGAAGAGAGCGAACTCGTCGTTTTCAACAGTTACCGCCGGTCCAAACTCAAATGCGGTCCACTGATTGAGCAGAGTGTTGTTTACTTCCCATTCACCTTGTGTTGATTCCCACGGTGGAACGATGAGGTCGTCACGAAGGACAGAGTTTGCCAAATAGTCACCGACATCATCGAATATTGGGTTCGATGTTGGTGGTGGTGTTGTTCCTCCCCATACATCATATCCTGGGTCGCCAGAGATGGTTGATGGTGGAACGCCGTAGTAGTACTTGTATATGATTGCTTGGGTTTCAAAGGTGGTTGCAGCCTGTGCAAGCTCAGCCTTGAATCCGACGAGGGTCTGGAAGTCAACTGCGTTAATGACGTTAAACTGGACGCCATCATAGAAGGCACCAGCACCAACTCCCCATACATGGTAGAGTTCATTGTCAACTGCCTCAAGTTCGGTGTTGCCGAATACGGGAGTTACTCCATCATATGCCAATGGCTCTGTGTCAGGAATGTTGTCGTAAGTTACTGGGAAGTTCTTAGCAGCCAATGGAGTTACCCATTCACTGACTTCCGATCCTGACAAACCAACAGTCAATCCAGCGACGAGAGTATCCTCGTTTTCAACACGAACTACATAAAGCTGATTTGATCCTTCGAGAAAGGACTTAGCGGTGTAGAAGTGTGTATAGTTTATATCATCAGGTTCACCGAAGGCATCGACGTAATCCTTTTCAGCGTTTACTAATGTTCTAACATTGAGCGGTCCACGGTTTGCCGCGACTACTAATGCGCCAACAGAAGAAGTAACTGTAGGAATGCGGAGCGATGCATCGCGCTCAATGATATCTACGCCAGGAGAGAGGTTTGCAGATCCGACCATAATATTAGCTCCTTATACGAGTGTCTTCCATAGTATTTATATTGATTTACATATGCGTCTAATACTATTTTCGTCTCCTATGTTATTTATCAACCACGAGCAAGGTCATTTTTGAACCTATCTATATCATCATTTGGATTTGTACTGCCAGAACCTATCATTCTCATGAAGTTTTTCATATTTTCTTCATCGTTTTGTTCACTCTCATTATTCTGGAGAAGGTTGAGATTGGGATTCTGTAATATAAAGTGAAGGTGATCTTCCCAGAACCTTGAACGGAGGGCAAATGATGTCCAATACCCCGAAACAACGGTATCGTCAAAGAACCCCCTGCCTGGACGAGCCTGGAAGATGCCTGTCCTGACCTCTTCGAAGTATGATAGCTCGGTAAGCATCTCAACGGCTCTTATAAGCATCTTTCCAGACTCTACATCCTCCTTGAAGTATGATAAAGCCAGGGGCTTGGTTTTGGCATTGGCATTTACCCCATAGTCCCCCTTATCAACATCAAACCATACATTATCATATCCGTCTTCAAAGTAAAGGTTTTGGACAACAACGGCACCTAAATTATTATTCTCAATAACTGCCATGGCTTTATTGTATTGAGTAGCTATCTGTTTGATCTTGTCCTTGAAGTCGAATATAGACACATCGTTACGACGATACATGGCGACCTGTTCTATTCTGCCGTTTATATGCCATTGGGTGACATCCCATACATTGGCTACATGATAGTCGTTGTTAGATCCTTTAGCAACGTCACATGTCACCATATAAATCTTCTGGGGGACTGGCTTCTGCCACATGTAGTAACCTTCTTCGGGATAGAAGTTAGCATCCATTGGCTTCAATGAGGCGAGCTTATCACCATCTATAAGCGTATATGTCGAACCCGTGAAGGAGCAATTATGCTCCTGCTGGAACTTAATCTTACCAAGAGACTGAAGCTGGTCTTCCTTCCATTTTTCGTCTCTGTCTGGGTGGGCGTCCCACTTTACCTTCATTGCCTTCCACTGCTTCTGTTGGGTGGTTGTGGCGTTGTTCCAGAGTTGGTAGAACTTGCCAGCGGTTCCGTTTGGAGTTGAAACGACTACGACCGATCCACCAGTTGAAATGGTGGGGAAGTTGGATACCCAAAACTCTTCGGCTATTTCCTGGGGAACGAACGAGAACTCGTCAAGGAACATCAAGGATATGGATTCACCACGAATAGCGTTCTTAGATGTAGCGCGAGCGAATATGCGGCTGTCATTCTCGAACCCCAACTCAAGCTGGTCGTACTTGGTGACGCCGGGCTTGAGCCATGCTGGCAACATTGCATAGCCCTTCTTTATATCACCGACAAGCGAAACGGCGGTTGACTGCATGTTGGCGAGAATAGCTACTGTCTTGGTTGGATTGAACAATGTGTACCAAAGCAAATAGATGCAGGCGCAGGTTGACTTACCAAGCTGACGTCCACAGCAGAATATAGAGAAACGATTCTCCGACATTGCCTTAATCATTTCCTTCTGGTAAGGAAATAACTTTATAACCATTTCTCCCTTGACAGGGTGGATGATGGTGTAATACTTTTCAGCGAAGTATATGATGTCAGCGGCACACCTTGCCAACTCTCTGACCATTTCGGGGGTGAACTGAATATCTCTATTTGGTCTTACGATTTGCTTGTCATCATATGCTATAGGCATTACTGCTCCTTCTTATATACTGTCCCCGGAGCTTTCTCTTCTAGTGATTCACGCTCAACAACAGCATCTACTTCCTTCATGTTTTCAAACTTCTGGTCCTGTATTGCCTTTAAAACATCTGTCATTTTACCAACCACCATGATGTTTCCAGATGGTCCTGCCACAGCAGCAGAAGCTTTCTTTATGTCTATTTTCTCACGCTCATATCCAAGTTTTGTTTTATCATTATCATATTCTTTTATTTCTTTTAATGCGCCTGTAATCGCATTCATCAATGCACTCATACATTCGGCGGTTCTACCAGATGGATCATACTTAAGTTCTTCAGTAAGAATATGTATAACCTCAACACCAACTTCAGCGATATTACGAAGATTATCTTTTATGAATATCTCGTCCGTTAGGTCTTTTTTCTTTTCAATCTCTGCTCTGACTAAAGCGATTTTTTCTTTACGCTCTTCAGTTCTTCTGCGAAGCTCTTCGTCTTTTTCGGAATTTTCAGATTTGGAAGATCCGGTTGTCGAATCAAAACACTTCATCTTGTCTGCTATATCAAGAGCAGCGTCGATTTTACTTACTATGTCTTTTTCTTTAGTCATATGTATATTATATCCAATAGCATGTAATTATAATGATTGTTTTTTACAAATTAGTTCATATTGCTCTAGTTCGTCTATGTATTGACTACAGCTTTCTGTTAGCTCACAATTCAATACATTTAATCTATCTAATAACTCTTGTTTTGTTGAAAATGTTTCTAGATTTGGCTGCCCTGTGATAACTTCATGTGTTTCGGGAATACATCCACAGTGAAAAGTGTCTGTTTCGTTATGAGCTAAATAATAATAAAATTTATCTGCTTTGATTTCCTGCATATAACTTCCTTATGCTGGACCGCCGTCTGTTATGTCCCACAACTTCACCGAAGTAAGATTATTTCTTGATGCTGCTGATCCGACATTATACAAAGAGTTTCCTCCGTGGAATGTGACACCAGTGTTATTATTAACAGAATCCAAAGAAATAAGAAGATTACTATACGATGTAGTGGAGAGCGTTACACCATTAAACATATTAGCCCCATTTGTCATTGATGGTAAGCTTATGACGGGGAATGTTACGAGTGATGTTGCTCCATTAAACATAGCCATCAGATTTTGTGCCATTGATAGATTTAATGATGCTCCCACTGTTGTCAGCGAAGTGCAACCACTAAATGCATTTTGTAAATTGGTTATTTGATTCCAGTTGTAGGAATTAAGTGTTACAAGACTTGTGCAATCCCTGAATGCGCTTTCTGCGTTGCTGACCATAGAGAATTTTGCTGTCGAGAAATCTGTAGCTGTAATATTTAAATTACTGCACCCATAGAAAGAAGAATTCAATGACATCCATTCATTAATTCCCCATTGGGTTATTCCTGTTATCTTTAATCTATCGCCGCTGTTATTAAAGTATATTGTTGGGAAACCACCAACTTCCATTTCTGTTATGGTTATTGTATATGTTCCCGGAGTGGTGTATGTATGAGATATGTTTGGGAATCCAGTTGTGGTATTAGTTATAAATTCTCCGGTGTTATCGCCCCACAGAATAGAGAAGTTATAGGTGCTTAATGGATCTAGCGGTAAAATAAACTGGTCACTTGGTGATCCAGCGTTGTTTGTGTTAATGGTTATTCTAAATCCACTTTCAAGTCCGCCGTCAGCAATTGACCAACCTCTAGATGCTAGTTTACTTCTAGCTATTGATGCTGGTCCAGCGGTATACTTGACAGGAGTTTGACTTATTGATCCTTTATTTAATGGATTTACTGCTTCTAACCTTATAAGGAAGTTATCATACTCTGGTCTTGAGATTCCGGATTGCCTAAATAAATTTCCAAAATTTATTGAAGATGATGTAGTTGGCATTATATAATCTGGATGATCTACCAATGCCGAGCATCCCCAGAATGACCCGTTTCCAGTTGTTAGCTTTGAAAGATTTAGCGGTGCCATTTTTGTTAAACGGAAGCATCCATTCCATGCTCTGTTGAAATTAGTAACGTTTTCAGTGTTTACTAGTGGAAACTCAGTAAGAGATTCACAATCCCACCATGCGTTATCGACTCTAGTGGCGTTTGATAGATCCAGGGAGGGGAACGACTTTAAATATATACAACTTTGCCACGCGGCAGTATAAGTTGTTGCTGGTCCCAAGTTGATAAGCGGGAAGCTTTCAATATACATTCCACCCCAAGCACCTTGGAAACTTTCAGAATTACTGAAATCAAATGTATTTGGGAACTCTGTAACTGCACGGCAACCGTTCCAAGCATATGAGAATTGTCTTCCCTTTGAGAAGTCAAGAGTTTTTGGTATTTCTTTTAATTCTCTGCATCCATTCCAACAACTGGTGAATATTTCCCCAGAACCCATTCTTAAGTTTCCTGGGAAATGCGTCATAGACCGACAGAAAGCAAATGCTCTGTCCCAATCTGTTACATTTTCAGTTCTTGCCGTTCCTGAATCCGGCGCAATGATTTTCATATTCGCACACCCTGCAAAGGCACCGTACATTGTTTTCCATATTCCTGTTCCCCATTGCTGTAAGAACAAAACTTTCCTAGCATCAGTAACAATAGGTCCACTTTGCACACTTAAATCATTAAATCTTAAGGTTGGGAAACCTTCTTCGCCGTTTGGAGTAATTGATATAATATAAACGCCCGGAACAGAATATGTATGAGTAACTCTTGCTCTAGACGATGTTGGTGATTCTCTAACGAAATTATCTGTGAAATTCGTTACTGTCTCTTCGGTTTCGTCTCCCCAATTTATATTGAAGTTATAAAGATAATCTGGATTACCACTTACATCAGTTGTCCCATCAAGAGTGAGGATAAACTGATTTGTTTGTGATATTGCTTCGGTTATTTCAGTGTCGATAATCAACTTAAATGGTATTTTTTCTGGGTCAACCGCGCATTGCTGTCCGCGTGTCAAATCATCATTTGGTATATTGTAAAGATATCCTGGTGGATTTGGATATACAATTTCATTTGGATTAACAATCGTACTTGGGGTTGGTGGTACTTTGTTTTGTGGGTCTAAGTCATTGTGATGTTCCCAACCCATATAATCAGATTCAATATCGTCAAACGAAACAACACATCCCCAAATCTTTGGATCCATGTCGAGGAAGCTATTACATCCAGTGACCGATTCCAATAGGAATGTATTTACGGTTTCGCCCTCTACGGTTGGTTCAGATGCTCCGTTTTTAGTAGAGTCAATACCCATACGAGTAGTAACTCTCTTAATCATCTTAGATATTGGTAGCTGTGGAGTATAGAAGTTACACTCCATTCTGAACTGCAAATTACACTGTAAAATTCTTCTTTCTGGTTCTGAAATGTCGGTAACAAAATTAGGAGAGGTTGATTCGAGGGTTACTTTGACTTTTCTTTCGGATCCTATACCGCGCTCATAGAGAGAAACATGCGCTTCTGGATTGAAGAACGGTAGAATGTTTTCAAGTATCTGAGCCATATCTGTCATATACTTGGTCCATACAGTAAGCTCAAATGTTAAATCGTAAGGAACAGTTTGAACATCACGAATGGCAGCTTCCTCTTGCTCGCCAGTTTCGGGGTCTTCCATATATTCAACTAATATACGACGTTTTTCGTATTTTCCCCTCTGTCTCTCTTGGTTTCTGGATATTCCGTTCCAAATAAGCGACATTCTTGGGAGGAAGTTTGGTGGAGTTGAGTCTGGTGAACTTGGATCTGCCTGAAGTTCTGCTATTACCTTTTCTTTTGGCGCAAGGGTCAATGGAACTGGCTTCCATCCAATAGCTTTTCCGTCCTTATCATAGTTGATGATGGACATCTCATTGAACACATCAGAAAGAGCGACTACGTGTTGATATATTACATTACTGAAGAAAGTAATTATACATAAAGTATTTACCCGCCTTTCGTAACAGAATTTAAAGTATCCACGATCCTCTGCCAAGACCATGAATATGGTATCTCTACCAAGTTAATATTATTCACTACGCAGTATTTTTTCAAATTTTCATCCCTTTCTCTTTGTTTAATAAAACGGTCCTCACCACCAAAATAGTCTATGGAACAATAATGTTGCTTTCCGTTATATTCTAATATGCAATTTTTATCTGGTATAAAAAAGTCAACTATGTATTTTCTATTAGTGTCTACAAATGTTTTATGATAATCGTGCGGAATATTGGATTGTCTGAAATACTGAAGGATATCTCTTTCCCTTTTGTATGTCTTCAAATTGGGGTTGCCATATCCCCTAAAAATGTTATTAGGAAGAGCCTTCCACACTTCCCCCGTTTCTAAACATTGCCATTCAATTGGTGTATCTTTGTTAACATAACATCCGATTCTCTTTATTTTTCTATACTTTAATCTCTCGTCAATCATAGCATCAGTAATTCTCTTGCGATTGTGAACTCCATTTTTCTTCTTATAATAAAACAAAACGGCTGCTGGGGTGTCCTTCCATTCATATCCACTAGAGTCTCTCCATAGAATAGGAACATTGGCTGTCACATAGTTACCTATTCTTTCAAAACCAGTACCTTCAAGTCTTTTATCAATAATCTCGTTTGAAAGTCTTCTATTAAGATTATTGCATATTGGGCAAGGACTATTACCCTTTTTAACTCTGCTCAATACATTAATTAAAATGGCGTTACTTTCGGTTTGGCACTTATTACAATAGATGACAAAAGGAGTATAATTATTAACATATACACCTTTCTTCGTGACATTGTGAGAATGCAACAAGTCATTAATATAATCATCACTGTATTTTTTATTGGATGTCATGTGTTGTATTTATAGTAAAGTTATTTATTACCAGTTGCCCCAGTCAAAATTTTTCTTATCCTTGCCGCTCACACTTACGATGCCCTTACCGGCAGGCATTGTTGGCTGCCCGTTCTCATCGACGCCATCAGCCTTTTCTTGAATATGCTCATTGTCACCATGGTAAGCGCCTTTCTTGTTGGCAGCAGTAAGCCCAGGAACCTTATACTTCTCACGGATATTTCCATTCTCGTCAAACAAATCGGCAGGTGCGCCAGGAAGTATATTTCCTTCAGAGTCAATGTACCCATATCGTTCACCATCACCAATCTCTGCTGGTGATATCTCTCTTTCACGACAAGTCAAAGCATATGCCGTTCTTCTTCCGAATACATTTCCCCGAACTCCGAGAGTAGATTCGGTAACATGAGTGACTTCAAATACTTGAGTAGTTAAACCATTGGCAAATGTGAATTGATCAGCTATAAGTGGCTTTCTTTTAAGTTGTTCAATAGCGGTTGAATAATGAAGATACATTGTAAACTCCACTTTATTCATCATACCAAACTGGTTGAACAATACATTTTCCTGAACTTGCCCACCATCAATCAATCCAGTAAGCATTACTTTTCTTACAAATTGTTTTCCTGGGTCTTCGTTAAAAATTCTATCTCTTTCAGGATCAGCATCAACAGGATAATATTCGAGAGGAATACCATATATTGCAAACATCTCTGATGCCATATCATCATAGAAATCCAGTTCTTTTCCATTATCTTGGTTGCCATTGTATTGGCTCCAAAAATCTTTTGATGACATCGGATCGGGGTTAGCTGGCATATGTTATTCCAAATTAGGCAAACCAGAAACTTTGTGGTGGATATCCATAGTCTCCATCCTTGATGGATTGTTCTAGTTTTTCTTTTTCTTCCTTTCCTTCTCTTATATAGAATTCCCCATTTACCGTTGCGCCGCCAGTAAATGTGATTCCGGTATACTTACTGACGTTATATCCTATTTGTATCTTACATAGAGCGGCAGCATATCTACGAATCCAAATGTTTTCATAGAGGTCGCTATCTTGAACTCTCATCCACACTGGCAATACAATATGACCGGGGGCGCGAGGGGCTGGAGAGAATCTTACCTTCTTACTTTCTTCCATGAACTGAACAGCAAGCTTGATGGTATATCTCTGCTGTATCATCTCAAGATATTGCATACCAAGCTCATATCCTATAATGTCTGCTCCGCCACCAGCGCCACGAGTTCCCTCTCCACCACGACTTCCAAAGGAGTTAAATTGACCAAACGATCCTGGCGTCCACAGAGCGGTTCCAACAGAACCAAATCCAGCCCCCTGAAGCCCACCAATACCCGTTGACATAATGCCAAGATTTGTTAATGCGAATCCTCTCTCTAGCATTGGCTCGGTTGCGTAGTCTGCGGATTCTGTTCCACATCTTGTTGCCAACGCATTTCCAACAGCGACAACATCACGCGGTAATTGGTATTCTTGTTTATAAACTAATACGGGCTGAGCAGAAATATCAGTCGATAGGCACATACCACCATCGTCATCTGGATGGTCTATTGTCTCATATCCAGATAAACGAACAGCGGCTTCGGCAGTTATTACAATATACTGTTCTTCATGTCCGGTTCCACCAGCGTGAAATGTATAATAGTCAAGAGCCTCGTCAATACAATTATCAAGTTGTGTCGGCGCAATCGGTGGTTTGACGGCAGGCGCTCCGAGATGCTTGTATACCCAATCCAATAACGATGCTCTGTTTCTTACTTTCATGTGATTCCTTTATAAACTCTTTACAATTCCAGATAAAAACTTATATAGCTGATTTCTGTCGTCCGCAACATGCGAATAGTCTATTCCAGCTTCGTTCATTATTGCCTTTATTTCTTTCTTGGTCATGACCATCCAGGCACGATTATCTTTCTTCTTAAGCTCCATTAGAACGTCAACCGATATTCCGTTTTTTGGTGACTCTACTTCGGGGGTGACTTCGGGGGTGACTTCGGGGGTGACTTGAGGGGTCGGCTCAGTTTGTTTATCTCCCTCTATAACTGAATCAATAACCCCATCAACAACATCATCTGGAACACTATTATTTACTAAGTCATTCCATTCTTTCAATGGATCGCATGGGGTTGTATTTTTTTGCGTGTCAAATTCCACAAAACCTTCAAATCTTATGCCAGGAAGACTTCCCACCATCTCAACTGTCGATATAAATGTTCCATTGGGTGGTATCTTAGTGGGGACGCCATCAATGCGAAGTGTTATAGGAGTAGAAGCTACTCTTCTAAATCGTGCCTTTTTACCCATAGATACCTCTATTTATATATTCTATTTTTTATCTGGATCAAGGTTCGTGTGGATGCTCTTGTGAAGAGCAACCACATCTTCGCCCGCCTTTTCCTTAAGTAGCTTGCCTCTTTCGTTTGTCTCCTTAAGGTTCTCAGCTACTTTTCTAATCTTCTCTTCTTTCTTTGACATGTCTGGTAGTATTCCGGCGTTCAAATCGCTAAGTTCTCTCTTGACAGTTTCCCATTCCCTTTCTAGATCTTCACGGCGAAGGCGTATACCACCCAAAACACGTAGATCAGCATTTGGTCCTGTCATCTGTTCAAGTTGCATGGTAGCCAAAACAATACCCTTTTCTATTTCTTCAAGTTCCGCTTGACGAGTTTCTATAAGGTATCGTAATGCTCTATCTTTTTCTTGTCTTGTCATATAATCTCCTATGATTATTATAACATAAAAAAAGTAAACCCCAGGAGAATGTCTCCTGGGGTTACTTGATTAGCTATCACGATCCGTCAGTATTAGGATACTGAACCAGAGAGAGCGGAGTCGCCCAATCCACGGATGTCGATGTAACGGTAGTAGTTCTCAGCACCGAAGAGGTTGTTGCAAAGACCATATCTGGTCAATACACCGATTCTTGGGTTGAAGGAATCCTGACCGACCGCTTCGAGGAACTGGATCGGAACATATGGGAGGTAAACGATACCAGCGTCGGCATCATCTCTTCCCTTGTATCCGACAACAGCGTAGTCGCGGGTTGCGAACATATCGCGGTATACGGTGAAGCGTCCGATGGTTCCAACCTTAGCGACACCACTGACCTCGGTTGCGAGGTTGGTAGCGACACTGGAGATTGCGAACTGTTCGAGAGCTTCTATTGCAGCAACTACAGTTGGCGAAGCCAAGATGAAGTTACCAGCGCCACGACGGGTAGCAACTGCGATTTCGTTCGAAGCCTTCAAGCATACGGTGTAGAGAGTGCGGAACTTCTCCTGCTCCCAACGACCGTCAGCGCCACCGAAGTTGGTTGAAGTGTAGTCCCATACGAGAACTCCACCAACCTGTGCGAGAGCGATGATGTTTGCCTTAACTTCTGCGTCAATTTCAGCGGCAACCTCATAAGCAAGAAGGTCTGACAACTGTGCAGCAATGTCAACATTGTGCATGTTCTTCAAATCCTGCTGTGCTTCATGCGACCAACGAGCAGCGAGCTTGCGGGTCTTTGCTTCTACAGTCTGCTTCTCAACGGACAAGCCCATGTAACGGATACGATCCATTTCAGCGGTGCCGCACCAGTGAGTTTCGCCAAGTCCTTCAGCGTCAGCGGTGTTGTAGCCGCCGCGTGGGGACAATCCAGCGTCAACATCTCCGCCCTTGACACGACCATTGTCAACTACGGTGCCGAAGGCACTGAGGAAGTCAGCGGAGGTTGGGGTTGAGGTTGCTGTGGTTGGGAATCCGCCCGAGTAGAGAGCTTCCACAGTGTTGAATCCAGCTTCCATGCCTGGGAATCCAGACTTGGAGTTGAAGTCACTCTGGTAGCGGTAACGGAGAGCGTATGCCAAGCCAACTGGGGTGAACATAGGCTGAACACCTACGAGTTCGTTGCTGACGAGTTCAGGGAATACACGAGCTACGAGAGGCATAGCAATTGCCTGGAATCGTGCGATACCAGACTGTGTTGCGGTGCCGCCGCAAGTAGCAGGAACGGAGACAGTTGCTCCGCCAGCCGAGCTTGCAGTTTCTTTAAGTGCGTCCTTGAAGTAACGGTTTTCTTGTTCGAGAAGCTGAGCAGTGAGTTCAGCCTTACGGTCGTCACGGATGTGCTCGACCATTGGCTTCCACTTCTTCATGAGTGCGTCTCTTACGTTGTCTTGTAATGCCATAAATTTGTTTCCTTTGTGTGTTATGGTTGTTTAATGTGTGAATGTTAGATTCTACGATTCATACGATCAAGGTTCTTTTTCCAAGTTCCCATCTGATCGTTGCCACCAGTTGCAGCGGAGGAAACTGCTTCCTCAATAACTTGAATCTGCTTCTGAGCGGCTTCGGTTACGACCTGTTTCTGCTGTGGGCGAGCTTTTGACTCATTTATAACAGGAGTGGTTGGCTTGACGCTTTCCTTGATTATGAAATCCTTGACAGCATCAAACTTACGCTCTACATCAGCAGCAGTGGCACTCTCAAGTAACTTGTGAGCGCGTTGCTTCTGTGCTTGGGTCATACCCTCGGTCAATTTGGTTATCTTGACCTCTTTTTCGAGTTCTCTAACCTTGGCAGTCAAAGTGACTGCTTCTTTCACTTTTGCATTAAAGTTTTCAGCGAGTGATTCGTTCTCCTTCTTGGCTTCTTTCAAAGCCTCGTAGCCAGTCGAATCAAGCTTTATGTAGTTCTTGGAGAATGTTTCTACCATTCCCTGGACAAGACCTTCATAGGCTTTTGCCTTAACAGCGGCTTCCATAACTTCCGATGGAATTGCTTCGGTAAGCTGCGACTCAAGATACTTGTCGAGCTTCTCTAGCAAATCTTCACGGTATGCTTTAACGTCCTTAGCAAGAGCCGCCTCTTGCTGCTTTCTGAAATTTGAGGCTTCTTCAGCCATGACTGATTCGAGACTCTCACGGTACTTATCCATTCCCGTCTTGTACTCGTCAGCAACCTGCTCTACCATCTGCTCAACTTGAGCGCGATATTCAGTAGCAGTCTGTTCAACTACCTTGAGTGTCTCACTCTTGTAGTTCTCAAGCTCTTCGAAGAGGATGTCTTCCTTCTTCTTGAATGCTTCAGCGAGTTCACCAGCAAAAGCTTCGGCTTCCGCTTGGAATGCCTTCTCTTGCTCTGCGATCTTCTGCTTAAGTTCTGTGACCTCTTTGGTAACAGCTTCGAGCTTTGTTGAAGCGTCGAGTGTTGCTGCTGCTGCGCGGTCGTTTACGAGCGTATCAAGATATGATCCGATCTGGGTTGCAGCTTCTTCAGAGAGTGATTCTCCGAGTGCCTTCTGTAGATGTTCCATTATCGCTGTTTTGCTCATAAGCAATATCTCCTAATGCTAATAGTATTTATAACGATTTATATGTCCGCAAGAAACTTTTTTACACATTCAACGACATAAGCATCTTTTTCATGCTTGGGAAGAGTCTCAAGCGATTCTTTTAGTTTACTAAAAGCCGACTCTGATCGCCTTAATGACCTTGCCGTGTAGCTTCCGCCGACTTTTATATACTCCACAGATTCCATGATTCCATCCACAAAACCATCTGGTGCTGATGGGTCGGCAACTATATCAACTGCAATAAGTTCATATTCATTAACGAGAGCCGAGTTATCTGCGCCCACTGCTTCTTTTACATTTCCAAGACCACGAGATGAAACTCCAAGTTGTCCACCAGCAAGAAGAATAGACTTTGCTACTCTTCCATACTCAGTGTCAATAAGTCTTGCCTTTCCATATACATCGTTTCCTGCCCATTTTAGTTCGGTGATAAGGTGGGAGGATCTGTGAAGATTTATTTCGATTCCTTCTGGGTGTCCAAGTTCTCCAAATGTACGGAGTCTCTTAGGATTCTGCATGCGATCAGCCATATAAGCTTCAACGCACTTCTCCATGAGTTGCTTTGGATATATGCGACCATTACGGTTCTTCTTTTCAGTCTGAATGAAGATACCTTCTATGTAATGTTGCTTTTGACCTTCGGCGTCAACAGCCTCAACAATCTTTTCGATTCCATCAAAGTTTGGAGCGGCTGCTTCAGTAATAAGCTTATACATATGAACCTCTTATAGATATATTTATACAATATATCCGTTATTTCTTGGTTGTATCTTTCTGTTGCTTATTCATCTGCTGAAGGAACGCCTTTCCACGCTTGTTTATCATGGATTGCAGCTTTGCATCGACAATCTTAGGGAATAACTCTTTTGCCTTCACATAGTTATCACTTTGTAAAGCATCCAAGTATTCATTGGTTGTTTCGTTGAATTTATCTCTATTCATAATAATCTCCTTAGCTTCTTGTACATCAACACTGTCTACGAGTTTCTGGAAATACGCCTTTACACCCTTCCAGAACTTGGGGTGTGATTTATCTTTTTCTTCTGCTGTCTTTCCGTAATTTTCTTGGCGAGAAACGGCTTCTTTCCAGAAAGATTCCAACGCACCAAGATCAATCTTCTTTTCATAGTGGAGCTTCATGATAAGCTCGTTGGATTCATTTATAGATTCCTTCTTGTAGTTTATCTGAACAGCAGCAAGCTGCTTTTTAGCATCTTCCTCGCTGCCATGCGTCCCAAGCACCCTACCAGTATGCTTGTTGACTACTTTCCATTTCTCTCCAGATTTTTCTATTCCAAATGGCATATATTAGTTTCCTTTATAAAGCTGGTTCATCCCCACCACCGGCATCGTCTCCCCCATCGCCGCCAGCATCATCGGCTGAAGGTTCGTCGCCGCCCATATCCCCACCACCCAAGTCTCCACCCATGCTACCCAATCCTCCACCACCAGCGCCTCCACCTTCGCCCTCTTCTTCATCTCCGCCCATATTTTCGGCAGCAAGAAGCTCCTGATTCTTCTTCCATTCCTCTTCGGTGATTTCGAGGAACTTCTCTGTGACCCACTTGCGCGAGAAGAGAGGCTTCTCAGTGTCGATAAGATCCTTGAAGTTGCTGAAGTTCTGGAAGCGTAGCTCAAGAACCTTGGCTTCTAGGAACTTCTCGAAGAGGTTGTTGGCAAACATATGAATCTTGATGTCTTGTTCGGTTATGCCGTATTCTTCAGCAATACCCTTTAGACGCAAATGTGTAAGGAATATATTCTTGAATACCTCTGAGAATCTTTCCGTATAACGCTTGACCTCTTTCACAAACTTGACTTCTTCACGGGTAATATCCTGTGTATCACCAATGGAGAATTTATTATCCTCTCCGAAACGACTCTTAGGTATCTTAAGTCCCTGATACATCTTGTTACGGAAGTATTCAACGTCTGCTATTTCGCCAAGCCCCTGACCACCGGGAAGAGTAGTGACATCCGAAGATCTTCCGCTCTGGAATACAGGAAACCAGAAGTCTTCGGTCATTGCCATCATATCAAGACCTTCTGAAACATCACCAGAGCTAGGATCGAAGAACTTGCGCTGACGATACTTCTTTATCATCTCCTGCATGAACTGATCGGCTCTTCCCTTTGGAAGATTTCCAACATCTATCTTAAATACACGACGTTCTGGCGCACGGACGATACGATAGATAACAAGAGCATCTTCAAGAAGCTTAAGTCTCTTATAAGTTGTCTTTGTTTCTTCAAGGAAAGAAAGACATAGCTTCATGTCCTCTTCTTTAGACCAGTCGTATTTTCCAGAGTTAGCATAGGCGATCTGCTCACGAGGCAATGATAGCAACTGCGAATCGTCTGATTGATACGAATAGAATAGAATCTCATCGGATTCAATATCTTTCCAGATTGGATAGCAGCGAGTAGTCATCAAACGCTTGACCTTGACGATACCCTTTGTTTCGTCGTTGTTATCAATGATCTTCTCAAAGAAGATTTCACCGTCGATCATGAACTCACGGAACCACTGAGCTACATGTTTATCTGCGTTGAGAACATCGTAAAGAAGATGATTAAATTCAGCTATAAGAGTCTTACGCTGATTGTCGTTTTCACGTATAGCATCGTTTCTTATTCGCAACTCTGCGAAGTTTCCATCTGAATTCTCATTGATAGCTTCATCAACATATTCATCAACAGCAAAAGCTATTTCTGGATATTTTGACATCTCACGATATATCAATACACGAGTTCTTTTATCTCTTTCTACTGAGTAAATGTACTTGGAAAATA